ATTCCAGAAAAAACTACTATTACACCAAACGGTGCATTATATCGTAAAGACAAACACGGTTTCTTACCAGAGATGATGCAAGACATTTATAATGACCGTACTGTTTACAAGAAAAAGATGTTGAAGGCGAAACAAGATTACGAAGATACAAAAGACCCCAAGTATCTAAAGTTTATTAGTCGTTATAACAACATTCAGATGGCTCGTAAGATTTCACTCAACTCTGCTTATGGTGCGATTGGTAATCAATACTTTCGATACTATGACCTTGCGATTGCAGAAGGGATTACCACCGCTGGTCAGTTGTCCATTCGTTGGATTGAAAAGAAGATAAATCAATATCTCAATAAATTATTAGGAACTACAAATGAAGATTTCGTTATTGCCTCGGATACAGATTCGATATACGTTACTTTTGACAAGTTGGTTAATCGTGTGTTTAAAGAGGGAGAAGACTTACAGAAGATTGTCAACTTCTTGGACACTATCGCTCAAGAGAAGATTGAACCATTTATTGATAAATCTTATCAGGCTCTTTCTACATATGTAAATGCATATGACCAGAAGATGCAAATGAAACGAGAGGTGATTGCAGACAAGGGTATCTGGACTGCAAAGAAAAGATACATCCTCAACGCATGGGATGTTGAAGGTGTTCGTTTCAAAGAACCACAGTTAAAGATTATGGGTATCGAGGCTGTTAAGTCCTCAACGCCTGCACCATGTCGTGCAAAGATTAAAGAGGCACTCAAGATTATCATGTCTGGTTCTGAGAAAGAACTGAACGATTTTCTTATTGAGTTTCGTAAAAAGTTTGATGAACTTCCCCCAGAAGAGATTGCATATCCTCGTTCTGTCAATGGTGTCAAGAAGTTTTACTCTGACAGTTCAATCTATCGTAAAGGTACACCAATGCATATCAAGGGGGCTCTTGTTTACAATCACATGATTAGAGAACGCAAACTTACAAGAAAGTATCCCACTATCCAAAATGGTGACAAGATTAAGTATCTGGAGTTGCGTCAACCCAACCCACTTGGTTGTAACGTAATATCTTTTCCAGCTAAATTACCGAAAGAACTTGACATTTACAAATATATAGACTATGATAGTCAATATGAAAAGAGTTTCATTGACCCTCTATCCTTTATTACAAACAATATTGGATGGAAGATTGATAGGTCATTTGGAACTCAAACAACATTAGAGGACTTTTTCCTCTAAGAAAAATACATCTAGTATAAGGGTGTATTTTTACATTGCAAAAAGGAGTATAACCATGCAATTATTATTTGATGTAGAAAGAAGTAAAAAAGTAAATCCACCAAATTATGGTGAGGGTATTATTCACATAGAAAGAAAAGCAGGTAAACTTGCTAATATTAGAACTGTGGATAGTAAAGGTAACTCTTTACAACCAAGAGATAAAAACCTAGAAAATACACAAAGAGCTACAGAACATTCATTTAGAGTAAATAATGTTATGTACAATAAAGAAGTTATGGTCACAGAATTGTGTGATGATGGTATTGAAGAATTAATTTCTGGATATGGTAGAAAACATACATTTGAAAACATGGGAGTGGAAACTTACTTTTGGGATGTAGTAAAATTTGAAAGTCCATATTGGAAAACTGTATGGAAAAGAAGGTTTAATGCAAGTAAAGACCATATTGCACAAGGTACACCAAATACAATTGGAACTTATCAAAAAGGATTAGTAGAACTAAAAGAAGAAAAGGCTGTTGATATTTCAGATGATGATGCAATTAGACAAGCATTATACGATATGTCTGATGGTCAATTAAGTGAAGACCAAATCGAATCAAACTTAAAAAAGTTTAGAAAATCAAATAGTAAATATAGTAACATTGTCGCTCTTGATAAAAAAGATGCCAATGCAGCTGCAAAGAAACTTGGTATTGCAACTAGTGGATATGTAAAAGATATATCTAGTTCTGCTTGGGATACAGTTGGTTTCGTATATAGAACTGGTAACCTTGAAGATGAAGTAATATCTTGGGCAAAAAAGTATGAACAGTATAAAAAACAAATTGAAATTACTGGTTACATTGAACATACTAATCTAGATGAAGAGGTTATTAAAAAGGCAAGAAAGGTGTTTGAAGAGTCTCTAAAGAATACGATAGAGAATGTTGTAAAAAAATATCTTGGAAAAGAATTTCATAATATGGTTCACTTTAAAGGTTTTCTTGCACAAATTACAACACCAGACCCAGACCAAGGTGGTAAACCAAAAGAGAGAGGTCTTGTTGACGTAGATGGAAATATAATCTACGAAATGGATGCAAACGGTAGAATGATACTTGGGCCTGGATTGGAATCTTATAAAACGGAGATGTTAGGTTCAAAGTGATAGATACTTTATTATGTGAAATTATTGATAAAGAAGTGCAATCAGATGAGGTTGCACTTCTACTCTCTGGTGGTGTAGATTCTATTAGTTTAGGAATGTCTGCACAAAAACTTGGAAAAAAAGTATCTGCATATACTTTTCACTTAGAGGGCGAACCATCATACGATAGTAATACTGCACAAGATGTTGCAAAGACTTTTGGTTGGGATATTGATGTAACAGTTGTTCCTAAAACAAATCTAAAAAAAGATTTCTTTACATTGTTAAGAGAATACGATTGTAAAAAGAAAACACACTTTGAGTGTACACATTTTGGTTTATATCTTTTTCCAAGAATAAAAGAAAAGTATGTATTATCTGGTATTGCCGCAGATGGTTGGTATGGAGTTTCAAAGAAAGCTCGTATTAACTTTATACAGACTAAAGAAAAGTTTGATGGGTTTAGAGATAGATACTTTGGTGCAGAAAACCCAGCTGGTATTCTACAACAAAAGATGTTGGCAGAAAACTATAATAAAGTATTAGTGCATCCATATCTATGGCATGATAAAGTAAAAGATTTCTTCATGCAATATGAATGGAATGAATTACACCAAAACAAAACAGAAAAGTATCATGTACGAACTTGTTATCAGAACGAGTTCAGTAAATTAAATAAAATAAAAACACATTTAAACTTGCAATTGGAATCAAATACTGATATACTATTTGAAAATCTAATAGATGACAGTGAAATTAATTTCAAACGTAGAAGTAGAGTCATGGATATTTGCAGAGATTGGAGTTTGCTAAATACTTCTACCAATACGTTAGAGGACTTTATGTAATGAAATATGAACCATACTTATTAAAAGATGTACATGATGCATCTGCACAAAATAAATTTAATGTGATATCTACTTTTGCTGGTGGGGGTGGTAGTTCTACAGGCTATCGTCTTGCTGGTGGTAAAGTACTTTGTATAAACGAGTTTGTAGAAGAAGCAAGAAACACATACAGAGAGAACTATCCAGATACACCAATTATACCAGATGATATTAAAAAGTTATCTGGTCAAGAGTTTTTAGATATCACTGGATTGAAGTCTGGTGAACTTGATATACTAGATGGTAGTCCACCATGTTCTGCATTTAGTATGGCTGGTAATGTAAGTCACGGTAAAGGTAATACACACAAAAATGCATTTGGTAAAACTAAAGGATATAGTGATATTAAAGAGGTCACTAATGTAGAAGATTTATTCTTTGAGTTTCTTAGAGTTGCAGATGTTATCAAACCAAAAGTTATTATTGCAGAGAATGTTGCTGGTCTTACTATGGGTGAGGCCAAACAATATTTTAATAAGATACAAAATACATTTGAAGATATTGGTTATGATGTTTGTGCAAAGGTTTTGAATAGTGGATACTTTGGTGTACCACAAACTCGTAATCGTGTTTTCTTTATTGGTCTAAGAAATGATATTACTACAAAAATTGGTTTGACTTTTATGAATATTCATAGTATATTTCCTAGTGAAAGTAAATCTATGGTTACACTTGGTGAGGCTTTAGATGACTTAGAATATGATGATGAAGAAGTTAAGACATTGACAGAGAAGTTTTCTAGAACTGCATATTGGAAAGACACTGGTAGTAAGATGCCTAACAATCCAGATAAAGTATTAACTGGAATGGACTATCATCATAAAGGTCATCACTTCAATTTGAAAAGAGTATCACTCAACGCACCAGCTCCTACTCTTACTGCAATGGGTAGTAATGATACAACTGCTGGTGCATTTCATTGGAATGAACCTAGAAAACTAACGATAGGTGAACTTAAAAGAATACAATCTTTACCAGATGATTTTGTTCTTACTGGTAAATGGAATCAAAAGTCTGAACGTATCGGTAGAATGGTGCCACCATTACTATTGAAGGCGATTGCAGATTCAGTGTATGAAAATGTTATTAAGGAATATAAGAATGGCTGATTTTACTTTTGCACATAGAGAAGAAGGATTTGATGAACACATAGAAAAATCTATTCGTGGTTATTCACAACTCATGGATGATGTGATATCACTATCTCGTTACTTTGTAGAAAATGAAACTAATGTTGTAGATATCGGTTGTTCTACTGGAAAAATGACAAAGGCTCTAATAGATTATAATTTAGACCATGCTGAAACTGCATCATATATTGGATTAGAAATTGCAGACGGTTTTGATGAAGATTTAAAGAAACGACAAAAAGAACTTAAATGGTATGAATATGTAAAGTTTGAAAAGTTAGATGCTCGTACTTACGAGTATAAAAATTGTTCTTTGATTACATCTATTTTTACCTTGCAATTTATGCCGAAGTATGATAGAAAAGAACTACTACAAAACATTTATAATGGATTAAACTGTGGTGGTGCATATATATTTGCAGAGAAAACAATCTGTGAAAATGCACTCGTACAAGATATGATTACTTTTAACTATTACGATTACAAAAGGAAATCATTTACCACAGAAGATATTATGGATAAGGAACGCACCCTTAGACATATGATGAAACCCAATACATGGAAAGAAATTGAAGGTATGTTAACAGAAGTAGGTTTTAGTGTTATTCAACCTTTTTGGAGAAACCATGCATTTGTTGGTGCGTTAGCTGTAAAATAGGAGAAATAAAAATGGATGATAATTTATTAAAAGATTATCAAGAATTCGTTGATGAAGTATCCAGTGATGCAACCAAGAATATTGACGATTTTGGTGATGCAGTTGATATTATAGAAGAACAAGGTGTAGAACCAACAAGGTTACTTACTGCATCTATTGGTCTATCTGGTGAAGTCGGTGAATTTAATGATATCGTAAAGAAGTGTTTCTTTCAAGGTAAAGAAATGGATGAGGATGTTGTCACTCATCTAAAATCAGAACTTGGTGATATTATGTGGTATATTGCACAAGGATGTATCGCACTAGGAACTGATATTGAAGAACTTATAGATATTAATACTGCGAAACTCGAAGCTAGATATCCTGGCGGTTTTGATGAGTTTCGTTCTGACAACAGAGATGAGGATGATATTTAATGGACTTTTTGAAAGATATTGCAAAACAGGCTGGTAATGAATATGCTGGTTTGGTTGCAGATGGTGTAGAAGCTGGTGACGTAGATTCGTTTATTGACACTGGTTCTTATATTTTTAATGCACTACTAAGTGGTAGTATTCATGGTGGTTTACCGTCAAATAAGATTACTGCAATCGCTGGTGAAAGTGCAACTGGTAAAACATTTTTCCTTATGGGAATGTGTAAAAACTTTCTAGATGCAAACCCAGATGCTGGTGTTATCTACTTTGAATCAGAAAGTGCAATTACTAAACAGATGGTGATTGATAGAGGTATTGACCCTCAAAGAATGGTGATGTTTCCAGTGACTACTGTACAAGAGTTTAGGACACAAGCACTGAAAGTTCTAGACAAATACCTAGAACAGAATGAGGCAGATAGAAAACCTATCATGTTGTGTCTAGATTCACTTGGTATGTTATCTACTACAAAAGAAGTAGAAGATACTGCTGATGGTAAAGAAACTAGAGATATGACTAGGGCACAAGTTCTCAAGGCTGCATTTAGAGTTTTGACTTTGAAACTTGGTCGTGCAAAAGT